TTGGTGGCTGCTCTAAGACCTCTATCTGAAAGTAATCAGTAGCATGATCAATCAGATCTTCTGGGTATCTTATAACTTTTCCGAGATTAGCTGGCACTATCCTAGACTCTTTTTATGTATTTAGCTTGAATTTCGCATATGACAGTGATCTAGCATGTTCTAGTTCAGCAACCGATAGTTCATGAAACTCTCCGATCACTTCATTCCATGTATAATTTCTCATTTTATTCCAATGATAACTGAATCCTCTAATACCCCACTGTTTCAATTCCATACATGCTATTAAAGGAAATTCATCATATTCAATCATAGGAGTCTTTGGTAGATATACAAATGTATAGAATCCACCTTCTTCTGGTAAGATAACTTTAGTATCTTGTAAAGCATCTAAAACTTCCAGCATTGTATCTTCGGGATCTTCTGTCCCAACAAAGTCATCTACAATTGGCTGTAGTCTAGACACCTAAGTTATCCTCCGTTAGTATTTTAAACTCCATCATTCTGTCCTTACAGAATTCTTTTGCTGCACCCCATTTTGCTTGATTCTTAGCATACTCCATCACTTCTCTTACATATTTTCTATTTTTAGTCTTCTGAATTTTTGGTTCAGTGCATTGTCTTTTAGGTTTTATTTCAATAATATATTTCTTAGGTACTCCTGAATTATCTTTTACTTTAACATAAAAGTCAGGAAAATATCTATGTAATCTATTGTCAAGGGGTGATCTGTAAGGGATAATAACCTCTTCACTTCCCCATTCAATAATGTTATCATTCTTATCACAATATGACATAAAGACTTTTTCCCAAGAACTGCGATAAATAATATTACGATAGTCCCCTCTATACTTTGTTATATTAGAAGGTCTAAATCTTCCTGAACGAGCCATATATCGTATAAGATCCCGTTAGGTATTTATTGTGCCAGTCTATCCAAGAGTAAAGAAAACTGAACAAATTCGTAGTTTATTCCAGAGAGTTGCTACTACGAACCATTATGAGGTGTTCTTTAGTGGATTTGGAAGATTGCAGGGTCTTAGAACTCATATGACCAATAGACAACCCAGATTAACCAATTACTTTATTGGTAGAGATCTTGGTTTGCTATGTAATAGTGCAGAGTTACCTGCAACTTCTTTTGCTACATCGCAAATAGAAGGTAATAGGATGGGAGTTATAGAGAAGATGGCTCATACTAGAATATTTACTGATACCACTATGACATTCTATGTTGATAGTGATTATAGAAGTTTAGAATTTTTTGAATTGTGGCATGACTTTATAGCATCTGGATCTGATAATGATCCAGGAAATGCTAGACATAATATAAATTATTATCATAGAATGAGATATCCAAAAGATTATAAGGTAGATACTATAAGAATACAAAAATTTAATAAAGATCATTTTAGAAATGTAGAATATACTTTTCTAAATTGTTTCCCCATTAATGTAGCATCTATGCCTGTCTCATATGCAGAAGCACAGGTGTTGGAGGTACAAGTGACATTTGCTTATGATAGATATTACTTTGGTTCTATTAATTCTCTTAATCGTAAGAGTGAAAATATAACTCATCCTAGAATTCAACTACCAAGTGTATTGGGTAATGAAAATAAAGTAGATGAAGAAAAGACTATTTACAAATTAGATGGTCTTGAGAGAACTGGTTATACACTTACTCAGGAAGAATTTGATAGAGAAAGGGCAAAGACATTTGTACCAGATAATAGTCTAGGAGATTTCCCTGCAGATAGTTACATAAGTGATATTGCATAAATTATGGTATAATATACATGATGGAGTTTTAGTATGGGATTAGCACAAGATTTAAAAGAAGGGACTAAACAATCACACTCTGCTGCAGAGAATACTAAGTTTGTCTCATCATTTTTGCGTGGAGTAGTTAATAAAGAAAAGTATAGGCAACTTGTTGCCAACTACTATTTCATTTATCAGGCTTTAGAGGTAGAAGTTCTAAGATTGAAAGATGATCCTATTGTAGGACCATTGAATATGAAAGAACTTTATAGACAGCGTGGTCTATCAAAAGACTGTGAGTATTTTTTTGGTAACGATTGGAGAAATACTATCTATCCTTCAGAAGCATGTCAACAGTATGTTAATCGTATTCGTGAGGTAGCACATGATGATACTGAACTTCTGGTAGGTCACCATTATACTCGTTATCTTGGTGATTTATCTGGAGGTCAGATACTTAGAAATATTGCTAAGAACTCACTCAAGTTAAATGATGGTGGTTTAGATTTCTATGAGTTCCCTGATATAGAGAACAAGAAGGAGTTTAAAAATAACTATCGTGCTACCCTAAATAAACTGCCTGTAACATCATCACAGGTTTCTGCTATTGTCTCTGAGGCAAACTATGCATTTCGTTTGAATATGTTTATGTTTGAAGAGTTGGATGGCAACGCACTCAAATCCACATTGGCTTACATATGTGGTATAATTAAAGGAAAAAACTGATGCCATTACCTAAGATTACTGCACCACATTATGAATTGGTGATCCCTTCTTCTGGGAAGAAAATAAAATATAGACCTTTTTTAGTTAAAGAAGAAAAGATTCTTGTCATTGCTATGGAGAGTAATGATCTTAAGGATATTGCAAATGCAATTAAACAAGTTCTAAGTAATTGTATTCTTACTAGAGGTTTTAAGGTTGATAAATTGTCTACATTTGATATTGAATATCTATTTCTTAATGTTAGAGGTAAATCTGTTGGTGAGACTGTAGATATTAAAGTTACTTGTCCTGATGATGGAGAAACACAAGTTCCAGTAACTGTTGCTCTTGATGATATTCAAGTAGTTGAGAATCCTGATCATAATAAAGATATTAAATTGGATGATACTTTGACATTGAGGATGAAGTATCCTTCATTAGATCAGTTTATTAAAGAGAATTTTAGTTTAAAGGATGTTGGGTTTGATCAGTCATTTGATATGATTGCAGATTGTGTAGATACAATCTATAGTGAAGAGGAAACTTGGACTACTGCAGATTATACTAAGAAAGAAATGAAGGACTTTTTAGAACAATTAGGATCTAAGAAATTTAAAGAGATTGAAAAATTCTTTACTACTATGCCTAAGTTGACTCATACAATTAAGGTTACAAATCCTAATACTAAAAAAGAGTGTGAAATTCCGTTGGAGGGTTTAGCAGCTTTTTTCAACTAGCGATGTTGCATGAGGATCTTTTTTCGTATTATAAAACGAATTTTGCCTTGATGCAGCATCATAAATACTCATTAAGTGATATTGAGAATATGATCCCGTGGGAACGGGAAATATACATTACATTATTGAAACAATATATTGAGGAGGAAAATCTCAAAGCACAACAGAAGCAGTAATGGCATTTTTAGGATTAGCAACATCAAGAGAATTATCTGGCACTGCTGGTGTTGCTAGTTCAAATGCTAGTCGAATTAGTGCTTTAGAAGGTGCTGGTGTTACCAAAGAGATATTTAAAGGTATAAATGAATCTATTCTTGCGATTAATAGAAATTTAATTAATATACAAGAAGCAATAACTGCTGATAGTGCTTTACAAAAACAGCAAGCAAGAGATCAAGCAGCAGACGCTAAGGAAAAATTAGATCTTCAGAAGAAAGAAAGGGCAGAGAGTTTCCTTGAATTAGATGCAAAGAAGAATCTTTTAAAACCAGTTGAAAAAGCAACTGAAGGGGTTAAGAGTGTATTTGAAAGATTCTTTGATGCATTAGGTGCTCTTGTTGGTGGATGGTTTATTGATAAGTTTGGTGATTTATATGAGGGGTGGAAAGATGGTGATAAAGAAAAACTAGAAGAAGCTGCTGGTCAAATTAAAGCAGGTCTTGGTATTCTTGCTGGAGTTTTTGTAGCACAACAAGTGGGTACAGTACTATTGAGTACTGCTATGGGTGGATTGATGGGTGCAATAACAGGTGGTGGTGGAATAAAATCTGTAATTGGTTTGCTTGGAAATCCTGTTGCTTGGTTAGCGATTGGTGCTGTTATCACTGCAATTGCAGTATGGGCTAGGAATAGGGAGGTATCTAAAAATCGAAATCAAAAACTGGAACAGTTGCTTATTATGGAAGAACTGACTAATCCAGGTGGAAATACTGATGTTGGTAGGGATATATTAAGGGATAAAGTTAGTGATGAAAATAAAATAGCAGGAGCATTAGTTGCATCTGAGTCGGGTATAAACAGTGAAACAGATATAGCTATTAATCCAAGTTCTTCCTCAGAGACTAATGTACTGGGAGTTGGTAATATGCAAGCAACTTCTTCTCTTGATAATTTTGCATACTTCTTGATGGAGCAGAACTTGAGAAAGTCTATTAAGGTTGATGGTAAGTTATTTGATGATTCACAATGGAAAGAATTTCCTGCAATGATAGAAAAAGGAATAATTAGTGTAGAAGAAGCAGTATTGCATATGGCTATTAAGGAAGGAATGTATTCCTTCCCTTCAGTTGCTTATGTTGCAAGATATTATCAAGAGCTTAATAAATGGGTTCAGATTAATGATAGGATAAAAGAGTTAAACGCTAAACTAGGATCTGCGGAAGGAGATGATAAAGTTAAGATAG